TACCTTCTAAAACCAATGTTCTTCTCTCTTCAAAACTCAACTCTCTTGTATAAACTTGCCATGAGTAATGACAAGGAGGAAGTACCATTTGGTCTAATTCACCTACATTCCACGCACTTACAAGTAATCGGCGTGAATCGGGATTTGTTTTAAGGTCGTTGATTAGGTTTGAGATTTGGTCTATACCTGGTTTAAGAACTTTTTTAGGTACATCAATAGTAGACCATTCTCCCCAATTTCTCCATTGCTTACCATAAATTGGACCTAATTCACCCCACTTCTTAGCAAACTTATCATCTGTTTTGATACGTTCGATGAACTCATCCATCGTATCAGGCCAATCACCTTTATATTCATTTGTCTTACTGATGTAATTCTTATAAGCGTCACCATTCCAAATATTACAACCATTATTAACTAAGAATTTAATATTAGTATCACCACGTAAAAACCACAATAATTCTACTACCATAGTTTTCCATGCCATTTTCTTAGTTGTAAGTAATGGAAATCCTTCACTCATTTTATGACGTATTTGTCTACCGAATACTGAAGTGGTACCTGTACCTGTTCTGTCTCGTTTTGTAATACCGTTATCCAAGATGTCTTGGAGTAGGTCTGTGTATTGTTTGTCTAAAGTGTTCATAATTTATACTTTAATATCTTTTAATTCTACATCTTCACCTTGAATGTGTTTATAAACCGTTGTAAAAAATTCACCAAGTAGTTTATAATCTTCAGGAATCATTTTGCAATAGTTAAATGCAGGTATTACATCGCTAATCATTGGTTGTACTACTTTAGGATATTTTCCTGGTATGTATTCAAATATAACGTTTCCTCTAAAAATGTATTTCATAGTTATATCCTCAGTGTATTCATAAGCACCGTCAGGACCTATTTGAAAGTCGTCTGAGATGTATGGTGGATTGTTTTTGTTTACTTTACTCATTGTTTATTTAATAACGTTGTTATAAGTTTCCCATTTAATATTACCTTCATTATCTTTAAATGCTAATATAATATCATCATACTCATCTTTACCTATTGCTACAAAACCAAATCCCTCACATATTATAGGAATATAATGATCAGGTTTAATGTTAGTTGCCTCTTCTAAAATGTCGAAATCACTAGGCATATTAGTATCATGAATTTCACACCATTGTTTTGAAAAATCTGCCATGTTTATTTGTATTTTTAAATTTTAACAACCTGCACCAGGTATTCTATGATCTGTTTCAAAGGTTTTGGTTTTTTTGATAATAATATTTTCGCAATTGTAATACTTAATCCAACCAATTTTTATTAAGTGTCCGATAAATTGAGTTAACTCCATAACCCCATGCGTGCATATCACTGCTAACGCATCATTTATTGTTCTTTTATCATTATCAAAAACTCCACGAAACCAAGCAACATTATCCCAATTGTGTATTTTCCAAGATTTTGTTCGTTTATCGGTAACCTTGATATCGATAGTGTCCTCATAGAACTCAGATTTATCATAATCTTTAAAACACCGTGTTGCTTCAAAGCAATAATCCAATACTTCATATAAACACATTTCTGTGTATACTAAATCTAATTCTTTTGGCTGTGCATCTACTGGTTCCTTAATATACCAGTCCCCGTTTATTTGTATTCTATTTTCCATTGTATTTCATTTTGATTTAAAATTTTAAGTGCCATACTTGCATAGTTTAGAGTGATATTTCTCGCCAAGGACCTTCGTTCTTCCAAAATTCATAGTGGTCTCCGTCCTTTGGGCCATTGTCCTTTGGCTTAATTTGTTGAATTATTTTGTTAGCATTAGCCGCATCTTTAGCTGAGAGCAGATTCTTCCAATCGCGGTCAATTGCTTCGATTACCGAGTCATCAAAGTTTTTAGCTATTCCAGCCTGATCAATCGTGATCCACTTTGCGGAGTCCAACACGAACCAGGTGGTGCCGGTCGTTATTCCATACAGAAAAAGTGTCCGCGACTCAGAGAGCTCTTCATGATCAGAGACTAGCCTATCGAATACTGAATTGCCAACGTCGATTATGTCCTTCATTACTTATTATACTATGATTGTAGACTCGGAACCCAGTGAGTTGTGCGGCCGTCTGGAGTCTCTTCTCTAACCACTTGATTTCCTAATGGATCGTGTTTTTGCGCATACACTTCAAATTCAAATGTAAAAAGGCCGGACTCACCGGTTACTTGGCGATAGTTCCGAATACTGGCTCCACCCTGTTCGTATGAGGCCAGCATGATCAGTTTTCCCCAATTCCAAAGCTGACAAATCTCATCCTGGGTTAGGTCTTTTACGAGTCGATACGGCGATATTCTACTGCGATACAACATTTCACATTTGATGTAGTTACCGACTCCAGCAAAGAGAGACTGATCCATTAGAGCTTCCGCAACAGTTTTCTTTTGAGCCTTCGGTAATTCAACTCGCCTAACAAAATCGTACATGCTAGCGGTCCGGTCGTTCAGCATGTCAAGCCCCAAGCTTGATAATTTCTTTGGTAACTCCGCAAGCCTTGTGAATTTTAAGGTTCCAAATCTACGTTGATCGACAAAGTAAAGCGAAGAGCCATCCTCAAATCCAATTCTAAAGTGACTGTGTGGCAGTTTATCAGTTGACCAATGGCCGCTCATTCCCAGTGTTATCCAGAGACAGGTCTCGTCACTAAGCTCCAGCCAAATGAATTTGCCCTTGACTCCACCGCCGATCACACGAGTGGGCACGACAGGCTTCACTTCAAGATCAGGAGCTCTTTTCAGGAAACGGCCTCCCAATACTTCAAATTGTGTAATTGTTCGATTTTGACAGAATTCCGAAATTCCTTCGTAAACTCTTCTGCATTCTGGACCTTCTGGCGGAGGCTTATCTACTTTATTTGTCATACGGTTTATTTTTTCTAATTATACTTAAAATTGTGTGATGCGAGCAGTTATCATACATTTTTGTCAATACTGCAACTCTTTCACCAGCTTCATATAATTCTCTAATTTTATCAATGTCTTCTCGGCTAAAGGTCGATCTCTTTTTTCTAGCTTTGTACTCAATAGTTTTTCCTTTATTCCAAGGAGTTCTACCGACTAAGCTAGCTGAGATTGATTCTCTAAATTTTTTTATGAAATCTGGATCAGTCGTCATTGATTCAGATGTCCTTTTTGAAATTTTAATCAAAGTCTCAGGCTTATGCGTATCGCCAAAACTCATTCCTCCACTATTATCTGATAAATTGTAAAAGTTGGGGTCGTCCTTACAATTTAACTTAGTCAACCAATATTTTTCACGGTCTATTAAATCTTTAATTGTTGAATCTTCGGATAGCTCTTCAAGTATTTCCTTTTTAAAATTTTCAGATCCATACTTAATTATAGCAGCTTTCAATAATTTACCTGAGCCTAAATAATTTTTGCGGTTTTGTGAATCTCTGCCTAAGTATTGCTTATTGTTTATTAAATTCGTTGTTAAATAAATAACCATTTTATCTTTTATTTATAAGCGGACCTTCTGGCATAACTTGATTAAACAAGTCAATCTGGCATGGGATAAATAACTTTACTAAAATATACCAAAACTTAATGAAGAATTACGTTGCCCTATTTGAAAGCTTTGAAGAATCATTCGATGACTTTTACCAGAGACCTGATACAAAATCTGACAGTTTTTACCATACTGTATCAAAGGAGTTAATTGAACTCGCTAATCAATACATGCAAAATCCAACCGAAATTGATCCTTATTCTGAAAAGTACGCGACCTCAACCCGAGTTAGAGACCTACTGGACGACCTAACTGTTGAGATAAACGATACTGCTAGCGAGGACCTTGCGCAGGACTTCGCGGACGAGGCTGACTCATTACTGAAATCTTATGAAGTTTCCGAAATGAATAAAAAAGAAATGTTCGCAAAGGATAATGAGATTCCAGACAATGAAATGGTAGATAAGGCAGTTAGCAGAGTCGAATATTCAAGACCTGGAAAGAAAATTACGTTACGTCCTTCAAGAACTCAACGCTAATTTCAAGTATAATAGTCAAATTCGCAAAACATGTATTACTTAGCAAAATTAAGATTTGAGTCGGAAGACGACAACGGTAAAACCAAAAAAATTAGAGAACAGTACTTGGTCGAAGCAAGTTCAGTCGGTGAGGCTGAACAAAAATTGCTTGATCGATTTGGCACAGGAATTTCGCCATGCCAACTTGAAGCAGTTCAAGAATCCAAGATACTCGGACTAATAGAATAAAGAAAAGGGAGCTAAATGCTCCCTTTTTTATCGTTCATTATTTTGTAACAGTTGAACTATTTTAGATTGATCCTCCAGTGATATTAGAATGGAGTCAAAGTCTCCGTATCTAGATCTGTATCCAAATGCATATTTTAAACCTGCCCATAATCTCTTGAAGAATCCTGGAGTTGGACTAAGGTGGATTTCCAACCAAACGTCTTGGTCTTCAGTGTTCTTAAATATAATGAATTGGTGTTCTGGACTGTGGCAGTCGCATAGAACTACATGTTTTACTAAACTCATCTTTTTACTGGTATTTTTTGGATTATTGCCATTTTGCCGACCGGTGACCATTGTGCCTCTTCGAAGTGGTCAAACTGTTTTGAATCCCAGATAAAAACCTGGCCAAGTCGGTTCATTATACCCAGTGCTGCCCTCTCAGACAGGTTAGGGAATGAGATTCCTTGCTCAAATAGTGCGATCTTAAATGCTCCACGAAAGGTTGCGGCAACACAGATCGGAGTTTCAGTTTCCCCATTTCTGGCAGTTATCAGATGAACGTGCTTGGCTCTAGTTGGACTTGGCATTGAAGTGATCTGGAAATTTTTGGGTTAGGGCCTCAAGCACAGATTCATCAGATTCGTTTTGATTGACTAGCTTACTGGCTAAATCAAAAATGTCAATGCTGACGTGATTTCCAATTATTACATCGATTTTTCTATTCACCGTGCACTTTGGCCCATTCTTTTTCATTAGTGTGGCCAAATCTCCCGGCTCAGGAATGTAATACTTATTGAAGCTCATAGGGTTATTATACTAAAATTAATTAAACGGATTATCAGTATCTTCTTGTTAGGTTGGCTATTGGCCTTTTAAATAAATAACCTAAATATTTTTATAACCGATGCCCTTTACAATCTTACCAATTCACCCGTTTTGCGAAAATGACTATGATAATACGACTGATATTCCAAAAAATTGTGTTCATTGCGGACCTCTTTCATTGGGTCTACTACCTAAAGAGTATTCAGCCGACGCTGCTTATCTATGGAGAGCAGGCATTAATCCAAGCACTAATCTACTGGTTGCTTCAACCTCCTATGAAAGAGGTCTGGTTGGCTCAGCCGCTACATCAACTCCAAGGTACTGGTGGATAGCTGGGCCAATCAACAATCAGGCAACTCTTGAAGCAAAGGTCAAAGAGGTAGTAGGACGTCTGCCGGAGAGAGCCCCGGATAACTATGAACCGTTTGCGGATTACGATGTTGCCTATGACTGGGCACGGGTTAATGGATATGCACTAATCAACTGTAATTATCCAGGCTACCGGTTGGGAGACTATGATGCAGATACCCAGTCACTGATCAAT